GTCGACTCGTTACGACTTCTATATCCCCGCTCTAGCAAACCTTGGAGAGCAGGCGATCCTGAACAAGGAGTTGTACGTCTCCAACTCAAGTGGTACGGACGATAGTGTTTTCGGATACCAGGAGCGTTGGTCGGAATACCGTAATAAGCAGAGTCAAGTTGTTGGATTATTTAACCCAGGTGTGAGTGGCAATCTAGGCTTCTGGCATTTAGCAGAGTCATTCGGAAGTGTACCTGGTCTGAATCAGACGTTCATCGAAGACGCTACTCCGATGTCTCGGATTAAGGTAAGCGAGCTGGAGGACGATCCCGACTTCATTCTCGATGCCTGGTTCGATTATAAGTGTGCCCGTCCTATGCCGGTTTACAGCGTGCCGTCATTGATGGCCGGAAGGTTCTAGTATGGATTGGACAGGTGGCGCGATTTCTGGTCTTTTCAATTATTTAGGCCAGAGGTCCGCTAATAAAGCCAACCGTGAGGAAGCCGCTAGGAACAGGTCATTCCAAGAGCGTATGCGGAATACGGCATGGCAGGCCGGTCTCGCTGATATGAGAGCTGCCGGTCTAAATCCCGCGTTAGCGTATAGTCAAGGCCCAGCTGCTAGTCCTGGTGGTAGTTTAGCCGCTCCGCAGCAGTCAGAATTAGGAGGCATAACGGAAGGCGTCTCTAGCGCAATGCAATTAAAGCGCGAGGAACAGCTGCATAAAGAGGTGCTAAAGATGCAACGCGTAAATAGATTAAAGATGCAGGCAGATATAGGTAAGGTGAAGGCAGACCAGGAGTTGGTGGAGTTGCAGTCCGCCGATGCTCGAGCAAGGTTTAGTTTTTTGCATACTCCCCAGATATGGGGTGCTACGAATGTCCAGCCAGCTCCAACGCCGTTTCAGGAGGATTGGTTCGCTAGAGTCAGGCAGTTGGGAGCGAGTAGTTCACAGTTGGAAGCGTTGAAGAATGCAAACGAGGTTCAAGCTGCGTTAGGTCTAGCCAATCGTGACTTGGCACGTATGAATATAAGACGAGATAGGCCCGTAGCTGATCTCTATGAGCGTATGGGTAAATTTGGAGCATTCTTGAGAACGATAGGCCAGCCGCTGTTTAGCGGTAGTGCTGGTGCAGCTATCGGTAGACTTTCTAGGAGGTAAAGATGGCAAAAGCGAAATTGGTAAAAGACCGTCGTGGACGTACTGGTGCGGTTACGGTTAATGCGATGGCAAGCAAGACAGTGCAGGCGGACCAGGATAAAGCAGATATCCGCATGATTCTGCGTAAATATGAGCAGGTAGGTATTGTAGACCAGTTAAACGCAGGCGAAGCCCAGTTCGTTGATGTTTCAGAGCTCGGAGATTACGTCGACGTGATGAATGTGGTTAGAGAAGCAGAGGCTACGTTTATGAAGCTGCCTAGTAAGACCAGAGAGATTTTTGGTCATGACGTGGCGAATTGGTTAGATTACTGCCACGATAAGGATAAGCGCGATGAGCTGGTGGAAGCAGGTGTTATCGATAGTGTTACCGATAGTAGTGAAGAGGCTCCAGGAGCCGAAGGAGATTCGGCAGCAGCCGAAGGATCAGAATAAGGACAACGAAAGTGGTACTTGATCTCCCAGTGAAGGTTTTCTCGAGTACCCGCCCCTCGGCCTACGGGCTGAGGGGTTTTGTTTTTGGTAATACTTCGTTTACATCGAAGCTATTCAGAACAAAGCTTCCGCAAAGTGATCGAGTGTGCTCGATCACGTCGGAAGCCGACAAGCGCAGCGCGTCAGTTGCACACTTCTTCCTTGTTGTAAGTGTGCTAGGTGACTTTTTGTAGTCACCTTTTTTGTCATTTTTCGTTTTTACTCATTTATTACGCGCGTGATTTACGCGTGCGTTAGGAGTTTTGTAATGGGAAACAATGACTGGAAGTATTTAAGACATTTCAATTCACACGAATTCAGTGACCCAGACAGGATGCGTTTGGATTTTTTACAGAAGTTAGACATGGCGAGATCGATAGCCGATATTCCTTTTATTATCAATTCTAGTTATCGAGACGACGATATCCACTCAGCTCACGCGACAGGCAGAGCAGTAGATATAGCTTGCACAGATTCCTATACCCGTATTACCATTGTTGAAGCATTGTTGAAGGTTGGATTTAGCAGGATTGGAGTATATCCGCGACATGTGCACGTGGATGCAGACACACAGAAACCTCAAAACGTTCTTTGGTTAGGAGATTACAGTGGCTAGAAGACAAAGCATGCGCCGGTCGAGATCCCGTAAAGCTTTTAAGCGTGGTGTAAATAAGGTTCATTCTAAGAATCGTATGACTAATTACTTTCTACGTGGTGGAATTCGCCTTTAATGGCGTGTTACGCCCCTGTTAGAGTACCCGTTAAGCGCAAGAGGTTAAACCTACCCGGTTATGATTACTCAGCTCGAGTTAGCGTCGGCTGCGGCAAGTGTATTGGCTGTAGAGCCGAACAAAGTCGGAACTGGATGGTACGAATGGTCCACGAGTCACAGATCCGTGGTTCAGGATGGTTCATTACTCTAACATACGACGACGAGCATTTACCACATGATGAAGGGCTTGATCCGCACGATTTCACGTATTTTGTTAAAGGACTCCGACGTCATTTCCCGCCTGAGAAGCTCTCTTTCTACGGTTGTGGAGAGTACGGTTCGGTTACTGGTCGGCCGCATTACCACCTATGTATCTTCGGCCCCGAGTTTTATTGTCGTGATCATTACAATAATGATGATAATGGCAATCCACTTTTTAAGTCCCCAACAATAGAGAAGTGCTGGCCTTTCGGAATTTCAGACATGGGCGTCATGTCCCCAGGAGCAGCCGCTTATACTGCCGGTTATGTAGCCAAGAAAGTAGAAGAAACGGAGAACACATATACCAGGTGCCATCCAGAGACAGGCGAGATATTCGAAGTGCACCCAGAGTTTTCCAGGATGAGTTTACGCCCCGCGATAGGCAGACGCTGGATCGAAGAGTACTGGCGGGATGTATATCCCCGCGATTATGTTGTGATCGACGGCAGAGAGATTAAGCCGCCAAGATATTATGATAAATGGATGGACGAATACCATCCGGAAGTTATGGAAGAGGTGCGAAACGCCCGCTGGGAGCGTATCGCAGAAGAAGATGAGTTGGTTCCCAGCAAAGAGAAACGGAGAGATCTAAGAGCTAAACAAGCTCATCACAAAGCCCGAAACGGCTTATATAATGGGAGACAATCAATATGAGTATTGAGTTCGATAGACCAGAAGCAGAAAGCAACGAAACGGTTGTACAGATTTTGACAGTATACGATGCATGCGCTGAGCGTTTTTTAGACCCATTTCCGGCCCCTACTGTTGCTTTTGGTCGTAGAGGCTTCATTGAGGCAGCTCGTAATGAAGGTCACCAGTTCAACAAGTTCCCAGAGGACTACACATTATTTCATGTCGGCGAGTTCCGTCCCTCGACCGGTGAGATAGTGTCGTTTCCTCCAGTTTCCCTCGGTGTAGCTGTCCAGTATACTGGCTCCACCGAAACCAACGGAGTTATTTAAGATGCCCGGTACCGATATGGTGCAAGTCCGCCGAACCGGTGGACGCGATTTTGAAAGGCCTGATGTTTCGATTCGCAGAAGTCAGTTCGATCGATCACACGGCCGGAAGATGACTTTTGATGCTAGCTACCTTTATCCGATTTTGGTCGATGAGGTTTTACCTGGTGATACGTTCACATTGAAGATGAACGGGTTCTGCAGGATATTTGCTCCTCTAGATGCCCCCGTTATGGACAACATCGAGCTTCGAACGGAGTTCTTTTTCGTCCCGACCAGGTTAGTTTGGTCTTCTTGGGAAGCTTTCAATGGAGCTCATGGCTCAGCTGGTGCCCAAGATTCGGACTTTACGATACCGATTCTCCATAGTGGTTGGACGTCTAACCACGAGGCTGGAGTGACCGGTGATAATCTCATGGCATACATGGGAATCCCACATGGTACCCAGTCAGCCAACGTAGAGATCTGTTCTCTACCGTTCAGAGCTTACAACCTGATTTATAACGAATGGTACAGAGATCAGAATCTTATTGACGAAGCGGTTGTTAATACTAGTGACGACACGAGTATTGTAGCTCGTTACCCGATCCGTAAAAGTGCAAAGAAACACGATTACTTCACTAGTTCCTTGCCTTATATGCAGAAAGGCGACCCAGTCACTATCAAGTTTAGTGGTGACGCCCCGATAATAACGGAAGCTTCGCAAAATCAGACGGTAGGTGTTTATAGTGAAGGTGAGGACGCTTGGCGTCAGTTAGATTCCAATTTGGCTCAAGTGGATGTCAGTGTTACTGGGGCGACATCAGGGAAGCTGTATGCCGATCTGACTTCGTCATTAGGACCCACTCTTACGATCAATTCATTACGTGAGTCGGTAGCCATTCAAAGGCTGCTCGAGCGCGATGCCCGTGGTGGTACGCGTTACGTGGAAATGATCAAATCACAGTTCGGTGTTACATCACCTGACTTCAGGTTACAAAGGCCCGAGTACCTTGGTGGCGGCCGCTCGATGGTCAACATCTCACCAGTTGCTAACCAGTCCGGAACTGGTACCCAGGGTAATCTTGCAGGTATCGGTGCTGGTGCGTTGGTAGGTCATGGCTTCGCTAAGTCGTTCACAGAACATGGCTATATCATTGGATTGATCCGCGCTCGAGGAGATATCACGTATTTCCAAGGCTTAGATAGGATGTGGAGCCGCTCAACTCGTTATGACTTCTATATCCCCGCTCTAGCAAACCTTGGAGAGCAGGCGATCCTGAACAAGGAGTTGTACGTCTCCAACTCAA